TAATATATTTATAATCTTTAATTTTTATGATACTCAATGGATAATCTTGATAATATTTGAATATAAGACATTGCTTCACGTTTAATCGCTATATCTAGTGTGGATATGATTTTTCGAGTTTTATTGTAACATTTCAGGACATACGATGCGTTGTCTTTTAAATCTTTAAAATCATTTGTACAGTCTTTGTTTTCAAAATATGTAAAATCACCTTTATTTATTACTGAAATATATGGTTGAGCTATATAATATGCCCATAAATATATAATTTTTTTAGAGTTACATTTGATTAGTAAAGAAACAATAGTGTTTAAAGATTCAATGTCTTCATTTCCCGGAATTGTTTCATCTATAAAGGTAAGGAAGGCTTTCAATTGTATATTAAATGTTTTTAAAACCATTTTTTTTTTGCTTGATGCCATTCTAATAAAATATATTAATTTATTTTTTATATTATTTTAATTTAATGTCTTTACTTCTCTCTTCCTGTAATTTACTTAATAATTTAGAGACATTACCGCCCTTTATTTTTTCCGAAATAAATGTTTCTGGTGGTGTTTCTATTTCATCTGTGATATTATAGGTAGCAAATGAATGCATCTGTCGCGTCCCTCCTTCGCCTTTTGTAGATAGTTCATCAGAAGATTGATCTAGATAAGAATAATTATCGGATAAATTATTTCCCATTTCAAAATTAGAAAATGCTAAAGGTTCGCCACCCATTGTTGCTTTTGCATTATTATTTTCTAAAATTGGTTCAAATAAATCTAATATTTCTTTACCATAAATAATTCTATTGCCTCTATTTAATAATAGTAGGGCTGGAACTTTTTGTATTTCTTCCGGCATAAGTAATTCTTTACCATCTGATAAAATAATATAAATTTTATCTTTCACTTTTTTTCTTTTGTCGATACATAAAAAATGTATATCATTTTTTATCTTATCTTTGCCTATTTTAAATAATATTTTTTTACAATTATCGCAATATTTACTATAATATAACACGTAACTCATTTTATATTTATAAAAGTTTTTGATAATAAAAATATAACTTATTAAATTGAAATAATTAATATTATAAAATAAAATGTAGAATTAAAATATTATTTAAAAATATTTCTTTATTATAAGTATTAATGACAGAATCAAAGCTTCAGTTACCAGAAATAACCAATATTTCCGAAAGTAATGGAATATTATCTTTTGACGCTAAATGTAATGTAAGTGTTATAAATGGATTACGTAGAACTTTAACAAATGATGTTACAACTGTGTGTTTAAAAACAGAACCTTTTAATGATAAGAATTCGGAATTGGAATCCACTATTATATATGAAAATACCACATCTTTTACAAATGAAATTTTGAAGCAACGATTGGGCTGTATCCCCGTTCATTTAAAAACACCTGATAATATTGAAAATCTAATAATCGAAGTAGATAAAGAAAATACTGGAAATTCCATTGAATTAATTACAACGGAAGATTTCATGATAAAGGATAAAAATACAAATCGTTATTTAACAAAAGACCAGGTTAAAAAAATCTTTCCACCATCCAAATTTACAAATGATTATATTATTTTTGCCAGAATAAAACCGGGTGTTTCTAAAACAGTTCAAGGTGAAAAATTGAGATTAGCTTGTCGTTTATTTGAATCTAGGGGAAAAGTAAGTGGTCAATATAATGTTTGTTCGACAGCTGCTTATAATAATATGATTGATGAAGTTAAACAGACAGAAGCATGGTCTAAAATAGAAGATGATTTAAGTAAGCAGGGTATTTTAAAAACCACTATTAATGACAAAAAGAAAAACTGGTATTTACTTGAAGGAAAACGATTATATTTTAAAAATAAATTCCAATTTAGACTAGAAACTATTGGGGTTTTTACAAATGAAGAATTAATTAAAAAGGCTTGTCTGGCTTTAAATGTTAAATTTCATCAATTATCTGAAAAAATAACAAACAATGAAATGGTTTATACCAAAGATTCTATTAATGTTAAAAATTCTTTTGATGTTAAATTATTTGATATAGGTTATTCTGTAGGAAAAAATATTGAATACATGTTACATGATAGATTCTTTAACAAAACAAAGATTCTTACATATGTCGGTTTTATTAAACGACATCCCCATGATGACCACTCTATTGTTAGGGTTGTTTTTAAGGACGATACAAAAGCAAATACAGATAATATTAGAAGTTTGTTACAGAGTTCTATAGATTATTGTATTCAAAATTATACTAATATTTCCGAATCGTTTGTATAAATAGGTTCTAGTTATTAATCTCATTCGTTTTATTAATCTTTTTGAGGTTTATTTTTATAATTAATACTAAACATTAATTTTGGAATAGGAATTGTTTTAACATAATTCGTGAGGAATGTGAAAGTGACCTTTCTATTATTTGGTTTAAGGGTATTTAAATATGTAGATTGAAGTTCATATAGAATGGGTTTAAATTCATAGGGAGCGTCCTTAAGACTTATTTTTTTTACAATAAAACAGTCAACATAATAACTAAATAGTTGTTCCGTCCACGCGTATAGATTTTCTTGAAATTGGTCGAACAACTCAATATGATGCGGGAAATAGTTAATATATTCATAAATTTTGTTGTTATTCCGTAATTTATAATAGTTATACTGAAGTTTCTGGGAATTACCATTTAATGATTTAGCTGAAAGAAATGATATATTTAGAATTTTGGTTCTTTGTTTATTTTTGTTTTTAATGACAAATCCAGCCTCATTCATGTTGTAATCCTTATCGGCACACAATTCAACCAACTTCAACCAATCACTAATGTCTGGGTGTAATTCTTTAATATTTCGTGGTTTGTTAATATTATCAATATTAATTTCATTTGTAATATCTTGAATATTGTTATTTAAGATTTTATAAACATGAGTAAGCGTTATAGTTGCTTCGCGTACATTCGAAAGATTTGTATTTTCTGGATGCTCCAATACGAATGAATAACAACAATCTTTATTAAGTTTATCCCAAGCAAAATCGCTATTAACGGCGGCTTCAAAAAACATATCTCTAAACGTTTTCTGGGTATCCAGGTTATATCTGCATCTGGCACCAATATTACTTCTAGTACATATTTGCCATTTAATTTCCTCACCTGATGTTTCATCGTAGAAAATATTTAACATGGTACCAGGAATAAATTCAGTTATCTCACAATCATCAAAATCATTATCAACAATAAAATTATTGAAATTAATAGCTTTTTGTGGTGCGAAACAAACAAGATTGTCATCCTTCACGATAATGGAACGAAATAGTCCAAGTGTTTTTTCGTTATCAATTGTCAATGATTTTTTGTCATATTTCATTAAAATATAATCATTAATTTCTTTAACAATAACATCACTTGGACACTCTGATTTTATTTCATTTAATGTCTTATAAAAAGATTTATCCATACTTTTTTCCAAACTGATAATAGCTGCCATTTTAATAATAAAACACTAATTGTTTATATTATTTTAATTCAATTTATAAAATATTAAAACTTTATAAAAAATATATATAGAATATAAGTAATGTCTGAACTAGAAAAACAAGAGTTGGTATTAGAATTAGGTCAAGTTGTTAAATTTAACGCACCGTCTAATACAGAATTACATAATAAAAATTTATTTATAGAATATTTAGATGAAACAAAAATAAAATTATTAGACATTGAAAAAGATACCCCTATTATACTTGGTATTAATATGGGTATATTAAATGATGAAAGTATTGAATCAATAGTAATTTTGTATACACCAGAAGAAAAAGGTTATGCGAGACAAAATAATTTAATTGTTGGTAGAGATATTTCTATTCATTTTGGTGGAGCTGTGCCACTTATATTAAATGGCGAAATTACAAATATCGAAAACGACCAGATAGAAATAAAGGAATATTTAACTAACAAAAAATTATACATTGATTTTAAATATCAAGGTTTGCCAGAAAATCTTAATATTATTTCAATTGAAGATTTCGATAAACCCGGTAAAATAGACATATCTATTACCATCGAAAGTGAAAAGCGTGATAACCAAGATATAGTCGGTGACGGTGATTTAGAAATAGACGAAGATGAATTAGATGATTTAGAATTAAATTATGATGAAATGGAAAACATGGATAATTTTGAAGAACTTATTATATCCGCGGATGAACTCATTTTTGATAAAGATAAAGTTGAAAAAATCACACAAATGATCGATGTAAAAGAAGAGCATAGGAGATTTTCTATAGAACAACAAACAAATGATTTACTTGATGACCTTTTATCGGAATTAGTAACTACCGATAGAACCCCGGCTATATTAAATGATATCAATACCATAATTACTCGTTTTAAAGACCTCCGTTTAGAGTACTCCAAATACAATGAAGATGGCACTGTAAGCAATATAAATAAAAAATATGATAATAAAGAACACAAAGCAATAATATTAGATTTACTTGAATTTAAAAAAAATATAAAATGGTTATTGCCAATTGTTAAAAATAAAAAAAAATTATATGATGTCGAAGTATTCGAAGACAGTGTAAATAATGATGTTATTGTAGATGAAGTTGGGAAATTTATTACAGACTACAACCATATTATGATGATGTATAAAAACAACGAACTACCAAGTTCATCCGAAAAATATAAATTTATACAGCAACGAATAAGCAATATTCAAAAAAGTTTTTTATTCCCCGACGTGGACACGGATGTTATTTCAAAAGTGAATATTTCAAAGGATATAAATACAGTTGTTGATAATCTAGGTGATTTTTATTCAAGTGTTGGAAAAAATGAAAATATAACAAAAAGACAGTATTATAATCAAAAATTTGTTGCTGCTGAAAAAATGTTATATAAAAATGTTTTGGATAAAAGAGGTATTTTTAAAAAGCGTAAAATAACCCAAAATGAGGATATTTATTTAAAGGGTTTTATAGTGCTTCCAATGTTATACAAATATTTATCAAAAATTAATTTACCAAATACAAATATATATAAAAAAACAATACTACATGGTTTATTCGGATTCCACGATATTTTAAATAATGTTGATATTGAAAAAAGTATAATAGACGAAAACTTTGAGTCATTAGATTTAAATATTACAACAAAAACCCCTTATGAGGTATCTTTTAAAGAAACTTTAAATTTATCAGATAGAGCTAACAATAATACTTATGAAAAATTCCTTAACGCAATGATTCCGTCAAATGAATATATTATTAGAAGAATGGCAAAATATAATAAGAAAACATCATATGTTGATTTTGTCGATGAACTTGAAACATTTTCTATCTATTCCGGTGATATCCATTTCAAACAATATTCAATTATAGTTAATTTGGTGGAAAATAATATTTTAAAAATGAAAAAGACACTTTCTATGCGCGAAAGTAAGTACGTAAACATACAAAATTATCCATTAAAAAAGATAGATTTCTTGGAAAATATATTTGAAACAGATAGAATGGACGATGTGCTTGCATATTTAAAACAAACCTACAAACTAGAAGATAAGATAGAAACAAGTTCTGGATTACTTAAAACCATCATTAAACGTGATGGTGGTTTCTTGATGAATATTTTAATGTCAATGGCGCAAAACGAAAATTATCAAGAAATAAATTTCGAAAAAAAAATAACGGATGAATTATCAAAACTAGAAGATAGATCCGAAAAAATAGATGATAATAGCCAATGTAAGCAATATACTATTGTGAAAATGTATAACAACATGGAAAAGCTTAAGAGAGATAACGGTAATGAAGATGTATATTATGATAGAGAATATGACGATACTAGATATGATATTATGGAGGAATTTGAAGAGGATAAAGCTAATTTAAAACCGGAAGTATTGTTGGGAAAAATTACAAATCATTTGGTAAAAAACGTGGGTGTTAAACCGGAGAACGCGAATAAAGATGCGTTAAGTATGATTACTGGCAAAAAAAGAATAAATAATAATTCAAATGAATTGGCTGTTTTAGATTTGGGTGATTATGAATACAGATATTATGAAAGAAAAAATAATAATTGGCGTTTAATAGAAGAATTTAATGATAAAATGCCAGACGATACAGCATTTTGCAACTTAAAAGACAAATGTTTAAGTATCAATAGTAAATGTGATAATCTTCCAAATATAGGAAATAATATACAGAAAAAACTTGTAGATGATATATTAAATAATTTTTCCGAGAAAATAAAAGATTCCCATAAATCCCAGAGAGAAAATTTGGTTAAACTTCAAAAGGTTGGGGAGAAATATTTGATGCAAAATTTCATGTCTTTAAAAAGAGAATTAACAAAAAAGGACAAATTTATGACCGAGATAGCAAGTGGAACTGAGATGCTGGAAATTGTAAAATCTCCTTACAGTGAAACATTGGATAATATTTTATCAGAAATAGATATTGTAAAAAAATATTCAAATATTATTTTATTTGTTGGTCAGTATTGTCGTGAGTATGACCCGACAGCTTCGACGGAAAACATATACTGGTTTTATTGTATTGAAACAGGTGTTAAGTTGTTACCAACATTTTTATATCAATTGGCAGAATCATTTGAAAATGGGGATTTCCAACATACATTACAAAGAATAATTAAGGATAGAGGCGTATTAAGTGAAGATGGTGATAAAGTTGTTGATAAGTATAGCGGCTATTCCATTAAATTTATCCAATATAGTAATGATGAAGGATACGACGCGGATGGATATAAAATGAAGTCGAGAGATGTAATGGAAGAAGATATCGGTGAAACAATTATGAGTACTCTTTCTGTAAAAGATTCGTCTTCGAAAACGAAACTTGCGTTGGCGTTGGAAAAGATGTTAATTGGAATTGATAAAACAATTGGTATTGATTTAGTTGTGTCGAGAGAATTTATTGTCTCCAAAATTATACTGCTTTTAAATCAAACAATTCTCTCCAAAAAAGCATATGAAATGAAAATAGAAAGATTAAAACGAGTAAAAAAAGCGAAAGGGCTTAAATCTTATACAAAATATTATGACGAAAATTTAATGTTGTCATTTATTTGTGTTTATATTGTAGCATTACAAACAGCAATACCTAGTATTCAAACGTCAAAAACATTTCCAGGTTGTATTAAAAGTTTTTCCGGTTACCCATTGGAGGATGATGCTGGAAAGAAAAACTTGATGAATTACGTAGTCTGTATATTATTAAAAATTCGCGGAGATGGGAGACCATGGACCGGGTTGCCAAAAATACGTAAATTATCCACCACAAAAAATGTTGAAAAGCTAGATAATTATATCTTAAAAATAAAAAAATATATGGATCAAAATGTATTAACAAATAAAGAAATTAATAAAAAACTTGAAACCAAAAGAGATTGGATTAAACAGAATAGAGTGGAAAATTTAATATTAGACGAATTTAATATTCAGAGGTGGGCTACATTCTTGCCTCCTTTATACAAATTTAAATTGGGGTCAATTAAAATGCTAGGTGAATCATATAAAAGATTATTGAAAAATAGCATTGTTTCTGGAAATAATGAGCAATTTAAACATATTAATATTTTGCTTGGGAAAATAAAAGAATTTTCATTTAATATTCAAGTTAAGGTAAATGAAATAATAGAAAATAAGGACAAATTATTTATTACAAATTCAGGTATCCCATATATGGAAAATGCGTGTTGTAATGATAAAAATGTAAATACATTTAATTATTTTGCCGAAATAAACCCAACTATTAAAAGAAATGCGGAATATATTGAGTTATTGGAAAATTTAAAAAGAGATAACGATGCTTTAATGGATACATATTATTTATTTTCAAAAGATGATACAAAATTAAAATACAAAAAGGTGGAAAATACAATTAGCGAAGAGACTGTATATAGGGCGGTTATTAAATATTGTAAATTTAATACAGGTTTGTCAATTGATAGTAAATTACAATCTATTTGTGGTGTAAACAAAGCTAATTTTTCAAAATTTGACTCAATTGATAAAAAAATTCAAGTATTGAAAAACGAAAATAATGCCATGTATGTAAAAGAAGATTTGGATAATTTAATTTCATTCATTCATACTAAAATAGATTTAGACTATGATACAAACATAGTAAGTAAAAAAAAACAGTTTGAAATGGCACTTAAAAATATAGAAACATATGGTTTAAAACATATTGTTAATGATGAATTGATGTCAAAATTAAAAAATATGATTGATAGATATGGAATCCAATATGATGAAGGGGATAAAGATGAAAGCGTTGATGATATTATGCTACATATTAACGCAGAGATTGAAGTAAAACAAACAAAAATAATAGATTTTTTTAAACGATTTATATCTTCAAATAGTGGTATAAGAAAGATAAAAGAATTTTTCGATAATATTTCAAATTACGATTCAGTATCAGATGATAGTTATATGTCAAAAGACGACTCAACATTTGTAAAGACAAATAACCAAATTAGAAATATGGTTTATGATATTTGTTTTATTTTCCCAGAAATAATAAAAAATGGCGTAGAATATGAAAAAAAACACATACCGACACATTGGAAGTTAAGTATGAGACATAAAGGTGAAATGGAGAGAATTATTTTCGAAGAGTTTAAAGATTTGAAAAAGGTGTACAATAATGGCGAATTAAATGAATTATTAATGAAGGTTAGGGTTATTTCAAAAGATATTATTATTTTATTAGATGCCATACCATTTTATGCTAATAACAAAGGAAAGAAAACTATTTTTAACGGTGAAATTATTTCAAAAATATACAAATATTTGTTTTGTTTAAGTTTTGAAATTTATATTGATTTATTATCGAAAGAATTAAATGTAGATATTGGTGAAGAATTAGAAATAGTTGATTTACAGAAAAGGTCATTATCCATTGATGAAGATATTTTGAGAGGACAGCAAGAAACATTAAGAAAAACAGTATCAAATACTTTGCGTTACTATATAATGATTTTTTTGAGGCGAAAAAAGACATTGAATTTATCGAGGGAAACGATCTTGAATGGTATAATGAAGTCAAAAGTAAAAGAAAAATCTATTATCACCGGTAGGTTAAAAGACATGACAAAGGAAAGGCGCGAGATAGAAAATGTTCTGAAAAACCATAAATTGGGTAATTGGGGTTTGGGACAAACAAAAGCTTTATTTGAATACGATGAGAATCAATATGATAAAGAGAGAATGGAAATGGAAAACACCATGTTACTTGAAATGAAAGCCGGTATACTAGATGATATTACAATGGAAAATAGAGATATTTATATGATGGAAAATTTAGAAGAATTAGCGATAGAAATGCGGGAAAACGAATCATTAAAAATGGACATGAGAGACGAAGGGGAAAGAGATGGTGAAGAAGACTGGTGAAGAAGACTGGTGAAGAAGACTGGTGAGTAATAATATTTAAAAAATAATATTACTCATAATAAAATGAATATTGAAGTACAAAAAGAATATGGATATGTTCTCCTAGTTGGTTTAGCTTTATATTTAACACAACAACTCATTTTGTTAATACCTGTGTTGAAAATGCGAAGTCAAACTAAAATTAAAGCACCAACGCTATATCCAAGAGATAGTGAAATAAAAGAATTGGAATTAAAAACAGAAGATGTCGAAAAATATATGAGAGCTCAACGTGCTCATCAAAATAATGTAGAATTGATGAGTGTTTTTATGCCAATGTTTTTAATTATAGGTTTATTTAAGCCAAAAAAAGCCGCTATCGGTGGTTTAGTTGTTTTAGTTTTTAGAATACTTGGTGGTGTAGGATACTTCTTTAAAAAACGCGTATATGGAGCCCCTTTTCATTTAGGCGAGATATATATTTTATATTTGGGTTTCCGAATAGTTTATGAACTTTTAAGAAAAAAGGCTGAAGTTTAATTTAAAGTTTGTTAATAAATATAAATAATCTAAATATAAATTATTATGTATAGAAATTTTATTCGAAAAAATACAACATCTGTATCAATTGTTTTATTTTTACTATTATTTTTATTTATTCAAAACCAAAAACCCGCATTTATTTATGAAGAAGATGGTAGTTTTAGACAATTTGGTATAGGATTTAAAAAAAAGACAGTCATTCCCATATGGTTAATGACCTTTATTTTAGCAATTTTCAGTTATTTATTCACTCTTTACTATGTAAATTTACCTAATTATAAATTTTGATTTTTAGATTTTTTGATTTTTAAATATTTTGTGATATAAAATATTTAATAAAATTAAGCACTTTCCGAATATCCTTCCTCAGTTTCTTTTGCCATTTCTTCCGCAGATTTTTTCCCTTCATTCATCGCACCTAATAATTTGGCGGCTTCACCATCCTCCGTGGTTTTATCACATATATGTCCTAAAATATATAATTGTGATACCGAATAAGTTAACATAGCAGCTAAGAAATACCAAATAAACTCGGATATAATGTCTTTAACAATGATAGCTTGATATAATTTGTACGCTATTGCTATTGTAATTGGTTTGTTTGTAATTGGGTCAATATCTTTATCCTTTTGTTGGAAATCCCATTTACCATTTGAACTTATTCCTAGACTTTTAAGAGCATAGAAAAAGTTTTTAGGTGTTAATTCATTTACAAAAAAGGTTCTATTACCAATTGAATTAAATTTTTCAATTAAACTCTGAGCACTATCGTTTCCATCACCATGTTGTACCTTTATCCATTTTTGTAACTTAAATAATTTACGAGCAATAACATTTTTAACAATAAAGTAACCAATTGTATTAGAAAATGGAGCTTTCCATCCGGGCATCATATTTAAAATAACCACCATTGTTCCCATGATAAAAATATATGGAATAAAAGAATAAAGAAATGATTTTAAAGCAAATCCTTGACTTGTCGGTGGACAATGTTTAGACATTTCTTTAACATTAAATGAATACATCATTAAAAATAAAACAACTAAAAATGCCACGGTTAATAATGGTATTTTACCAGCTGGGTTTTCCGCTGTAGCTGCGCCTGTAGCAATATCAATACCACCCATATAGGTTTTAAACACTGCGAAAAAATATAAAAATAAAGGAATTAGCAAAACAGCTATAAATGTTGAACTAGAACTTTTTTCTTGTGATTTTTCTGTCATTATTCTTATTATAGATAATGAGTATAATATTTTTTGAAATTTTCACTAATTATATAAATGAATACTCCTTTATTAATTGAACCGGGAGCAAAATATTTTTTATCAGAAAACTTAAAAAATTGCCACAAAAGAAGGATAACTAGGAATATTATATTCGTAAATGTATCATTACTTATTTCATTTATACTGATTGTTGCTTTTTATTTAATGTATAAAAAAAAGAATAAGGAGACGGAAGACTCAAAAGAAAAGAAAAAATTAGAAGTACAAAATTATTTATTAAATAAAGTTCACCGTGTTATAAGAGTTGATAAGAAACATCGTAAAGAAATGATAACAAATCTTCCTAAATTTGAAAGTGATTATGAACTACTTCATGAAAAATTTTATAATGTATAATATTTTAAAAAAAATTATAGATATAAATTATACTATGAGTGAAAATACAAGTTTAAATGATTTAGAATTATATTTCAAATTAAAAAATAAATACGAAACCTTATCAAATAAAAAGAAAAATAAAATTAAAAAAACAATTAAAGATAAAAACGAACAAAAAATATTAATAAATTCAATACGGTTAAAATGTGTCCATTGTAATCAACCGGGTGGCACATTGTTTTCTGTGAAAGATGAATTTTTAATAGCTAAGTGTAAAGCTAATAAAAACTGTGGGTTTAATTTAAAAATACAAAAAGGGAAAATAGAAAATTACAAATTATTTTCTAAAACAAATAAACAAAAAATAGAAAAAATTAAAGAAAAAATAATTCAAAATAAGTTAAAACTTTTATATAATTTAGAGAATGAAGAAGTTATTTTAGCAGAATTCGATACTTTAAAGAGTGAATATCAAGAAGAGACTATGAAAGAAAAAACATTAAAATTATTTACCCAAGCTAGAAATATTGTTAAATTAACAGATTTTTTAGACGAAGATGATTTATTATTGTTAAAACAAGTAAAAAGTATTGGTGATGAAGACGATGAATCAAAAGGTAGTAAATCAAAAGGCAAAAAATCAAAAGGCAAAAAATCAAAAACAAACTATGATATTCTAAATATAGATGATAAAGATATTATTATGAAGGGTGACGACCCATTTATTGATAGAAATAAATTAGTTATTGTATTAAATGGTAAATTAGATAATCTAATAAAAATTTTTAAAGAATTAATATCAAATTATAGAACAAGTGATACACGGGAAAAAATCCTTTTAACGAATGCTTTAAAGATATACATTGAAAATATTACACTACTTGAAAAAAAAATAATGACTTTAAAGTACTCAGAGATATTCATAGAGGAAAATAACATTAGTTCGGGTGGATTCGGACAAAAACCTGAATACGAATACATTCTTATCAAGTCTAAAAATAGTGTATTTGAAAATGATTTTATTGCCGAGCCATTTAAAACTTTAGAAAAAAGCGTAGATAAAGATGCGGTTGATAAAGCAATGGATAAAACAATGCGACGTCGCGAAAAAAAATTGACGAGTAAAATCCAACTCAAATCTGGAGAATCAAAAAGAGACGAGGGCGATTTAATAGACGATATGGACGCAATGAGTCCTGTAAATAAAAATATTGAAAGACCTGATTTATATGATGATGGTACAATGTTTATATTTTGGAGTGGTTCTCAAGACAAACCACCCGGTAAGGGTAAATCTGGTGGAGGCGAGCGTATAGCAGATGAAAGTAAATATCAAGAACTCGGTGAAATTAAAAATTGGAGAAAGGTCTTATCAAATATGTATATTAAAAGTGATAAGGATGGTAAGATCATAAAATTGTTTGAATTGGGTGGTATGAAATGGGCGTCTGTTGAACATTATTACCATGCGAGTAAATATGGTTATTATAATGAGATGGAAGAAGGTGACGATAATTACAATGCTGAAGAGGTTAGAGTTGGTCGCGAATTTTATAGAAAATTCTCTCTAGATAGCAATTCTAAGTTCTGTAAAAATCCAAAATTAGCATTATCAGTTGGCGGTAGAGCTGGGAAACTGTTGGGTAAGAAGTTCCGTCCATCTATTCTAAAAATGGACCCTGAATTCTTTAAAAAGGAGAAAAATGTTAGCGCTATGCTTGAAGCACAAAGAGCTAAGTATTCGCAAGATGAATTTTCCAAGACCGTTTTGATGGCAACTAAGGATGCTAAATTGGTACATCTTGAGAAGAAAATGTTCAAAAAAAGTAATTTAGTACCTTTCAACAATACAATGGAAATAAGAGAAAGTTTTAAGAATGCGGATGGGTTTGAAAAAATTTCATTGCGAGAAGAGGCTGATGAAAAGGCTGAAGAAAAGGCTGATGAAACTAAGAAAACGGACGCTCCTGAAAAAGAAGAATAAATAATATCATATTAATTATTTTATGTTATTATTATAAGAATGACCATATCTAAAACTTCTTTAAATTTTATAAATCATTTTTTTTCTTTAGTTACGGATAATATGGATATTTTAACTAAAAATACAATAAATGAAATTTTAAAAAAAATGCATATCAAATTAAGTTTATCTGATAAATTTTATAATTTATACCAAAAACAAATAAAAAAAGAATCTGTTGTTGTAAATGAAAAAACATACTTATCAAAGCAGTTTAAATTAATTAAAAATGGCAACTTTATACCTTCTATAATTCATAAAAAAATAAAAAAAATTAATTTCAACGAAATATATTATTTTAAAATAAAAAATGTTGAATTTCAAGTTCATTTTGTATCAATTAAAAAAAAAAGTGGAAATGATTTGGATAAAAAAATAAAAAAAATAATAAAAATGATACATTTTTTACTCTCTTTTCATGTTGATTTAAATGTGGAATCTATTAACATATTACTATTTCTGACAAGTGAAAAAAAGGAATTACCCGTCAATAGCAGTGTTGTATTAAATGAAATGAATGTAAATACAGCAGTAACATATTCATGTTCTAAAAATGGTGAGGTATTTTTGTATAGAGAAGAAGAATATTTTAAAGTTTTAATTCACGAATTATTACATTCTTTGTGTTTTGATTTTTCAAAATTATCCATAAGTTTTGATATTAAGTCAATAATATTAAAAATGTTCAATGTAAATAGCAAATTTTATATAGCAGAAGCATATGCTGAATTTTGGGCAAATATTATAAATACATCATTTGTATCTTACGAATATCTAAAAGATAAACAAGACGTTGATGATTTTATATATAATTTTAAAATTTTAAATTTATTCGAAAAATTCTTTTCAATCTTTCAATGTATTAAAATGCTTGATTTTATGGGATTAACATATTTAGATGTCATTAGTAAAGACAAAAAAACTATTAATTTTTCATTGTCCAAATATAAAGAAAATACAAATGTTTTTGCTTATCATATTTTAAAAATGGTTTGGTTATTCAATACGGAAAGTTTCATAAATTGGTTTAATAAAAATAATATTCATTTAATTTATTCACAAAAAACAACCGAATATACAAAAAATATATTAAAAAAAACTAAAACACACTACAATGATGAAAAATTATTGGAATTAATAAAATATATTGAAATATTTCATAAAAATATTAAAAATATAAATAATATAAATAATAATTCAGGATATGAAAGTACTAAAGATTTATTGAAAAATGCTAGAATGTGTTTATTGGACATTTAAATTGATTATAATTAAATATATAAAATTATGATCAATCCAATGGGTATTAAACTACTGAACAAGTATATAAAGAATGATTGGTGTGATATTGCCGATGTATGTTCTTTCAGAAAATTAAAGGGAAAGAAAATTTGCGTAGATATTTATAATTATATATATACATTTTTGGGAGACAATCGCCTAATAGAAGATTTATCGAAACTATGTTATATTATGCATAAAAATAATATTCAATGTTTGTTTGTTTTCGATGGTAAATATATTGAGGAAAAAAAATTTGAATATGAAAGGAGATATAAAAATAGACTTGCTGCTGATAAAAAATATAATAAATTAATTAAAATTAAAACAGATACAAAGAAAGAGACGTTAATGCTTAAAAAAAAGCTCCGCAAAGTAAACCGGGATAGAGTTAAATTAACAAAATGGGATATCGTAGATGCTAAAAATTGTTTGGACGCATGTGGTATGAAATATATGATTGCGAATGGTGAAGCAGAGGAATTATGCGCCGAACTAGTTTTAAAAAAGAAAGTTTACGCATGTATGAGTGAAGATACTGACCTATTTGCTTATGGTTGTACAAATATTATAAAATGTATTAATATTCGTAAGGAAACATTCATAATGTATAATATAGAAAGACTTTTGGATTATTATGATATTACACTGAATAATTTTAAAAATATATGTTCTCTATCATCAAATGATTATTATAAAGGAAAGAATAATAAACATTTTATATATTATTTTAAGTTGTATAAAAGATATCTAAATGATAATAGAAATTCTTTTATGGAATGGATAAAGGAAAATAATTTCATAACTGATGATGAATTTGTATGTTTTGGTAAAAATAAACAACTATATGATTTAAGTAATAAAAATGTTCTTGATGGATATAAATATATTGTAATAAGGAATAGTAAATATGACAAAAAGAGTGTACTAAAACTTGTTGATATGCGCAACTATTATCTGTCATGTCATTAATAAGTTTTTGAAAAATATTTTTGTTATTGAATAAAAATATTTTTGTTTTTTTTGCTTTGTTTTTTTTGTTTTTGCTTTGTTTTTTTTG